GCTGGTCAGTAGGGGCGAGAATCGCACACCCACTACGGGAATTTCGTTTTTTCATGTAATTGTTTTCTTTAGATTGGCTCTCAGATTGAGATCGCTAACGGAAGATTAAACCCGTTAGTTGATAACTCAGTCGACACTCCAATCGCGTCAGCCTGGACGGCAACCTTTCTGTTACCTCGGAGAGATGCACCGTGGAAAGCTCTAAAATCCTAGCCCTATCTAGGCATCGGTAATAAAGTTTCTCCCCACCTGTTCTAGTCTAGCCTTATCAAGCATCGACCTCGCAGGCATTGCTCCCAATCCAAACAAACCCGAAATGGATAAGCCAGTGAGACAGTGAGTCGTCTATTCCGACACCACTCAATCCCAGCCAATCCTCCCAAAAACAACACACTTCAGGAGCGCGGGCGTTCCTACAAGTTAACCAGTCAATTCTGGTTCTACGCATGTAATGGTACACACAGCTACCGATAATTTCTTACCGTCTGTTTCCCATGTCGCAGGGGTCCCCCCTTAATAGTCGTTTCCTAGCTTCCACAAACTTCCTCGCAGTAGGGGTCCGCAAGAACCCGTACTTCCTCCCAGCAACCGAGGCGCGCAAACTACTGTACGTAGGAGTCTGCAGCCAACTCGGCGTCCAACCACCTTTCGGTGCACTTGGGAAAGTACACAGAGGCAAATTGCCGGGCAAGAGAGATTTTTTCTCGGACGAGAGCACCGAAGTGCTCCCCGAGACAAAAGTCCTCCTCCTCCTGTTCCACGGAACTATCGTCCACCCGTACCCAAACGGTCTCTCCTTTTAGTCCATCTGTTTTTCGATCCAACTCGCGGTAAAGCAAGCTAGACTTGAGCGCAGAGCGTGAACCAATCTTCTTCGCCTTAGGAAGCGGACCTTCGACCAACTTGTACTCGCCGTCAACGTACATACGTTCCGGTTTAGGCTCGTAAAGTCGTCGGACGAACCTCCTGGCAGCAGCAGAATAAGTCTTTGTACGCCAGTAAAAGAACTGGTTTTCAAAGGACCCCATCTTGACTGCATCCCAGTATGCTCGTTCCACCTCCTTCGGTTTGTAGACTGATCCCCACGCTGACTCAGTTACTTGATCCCAGAAGTCCCTCTCGCCTTCGCGCTGCTCGCGCCGAATACGAGGACTTTGGCTCAACGCTACACGTCTCCAGCCCGCGGGCAACTTAACCTGACCACTTAATCTATCCGGAGGATCAGGAACTTTAACACCCTCGGTTCGCCTACCATGATGGAAAGCGGTAGGTACCGAGTTAACGTACCAAAGTTCCCGATGCCAAAGATCGGATTTTTTAAGCATGGTTTCGTTGGCCCACATGCCCAGACCACGAACAACACTCCTTCCGCATCCCCTTATCATCCTTTTCTTCTTCCGCAAAAACCAGCTTCCTAGCTCGTCTCGCAAATCACCTCTAAATCCGTCAAGAAAGCTCCTTAAAGTCCCAGCAAGGGCGCTAGGATACGGACACTTCTCACGCATCAACGATGTACATCGTATGATTGGCACCAAACGAGGAGCTTGGCCGTGTGCTACGTGGAAAAACGTGGAATTTAGAGAAAATGCGGAGGCGTCAACTAGGGTTTTTCCCCGGGACAACTTGAGACCAACTGTCCCCACAAACTCGGCCCACTCGTCGAACTTTTCCCTTGTACTCCGAAACACGATATCGTCGCCATTAATCTTGACGGGTACGGATTCACCGAAAACCCAACGGAAGGCTAGATAGTTTTGGATGCAAAGGAGAGGAAAGCAGAGGAGGGAACCCATGAGCTGACGCGAAGCCCTAGCTTCGGTACCATCAGGGTACTGTAACGTTACACGAAGATAACGTAAAGCAGCAACCTTGACAGCATCCGGAATTAGAGTAGCGTTTTTAAAAGCAGTTCGTAGGATCCACTCCGCGACGGTGACGGGTAAGTGGTCAGTGGCAGACTCATAGTCTCCGGAGACAAACACTTCGCCTGGAACGCGAAAAAATTTTTTGAATGACGTGGGATTGGCTTTCCCCCTAAGAAGCCAGGGGTACTTGGAAATCTGATTGTAGAGGAGTTTGTGAAGGGGTTTCAAAAATTGAGCGTCAGAATGCATGACCGTCACAGCGCGAATCTTACCATCGCACTGGGCTTCCATGTATTTGACCTTGATCGACTCGTCGGACGAAAGGAGAGGTACATCACCGAGACATTGTTGTCCGTAATGAAACCTATCCGGTCCGGTCGACCGCCATCCACCCTTTCCACGCCCCCTCTCTACGACAGAACTAACGGTCGGAACCGCGCTATCCACCAACGCATGGTACGAGCGATCCCACCCCTTGGGAAAGAGCTTTGCCGTTAGGGTACATACGTGAGTAATGTACCCTTCGGGCAATTCGATCTCAGGGGCGGTCACTCGGGTCATATGCTCGGTGAATGGTGCGGCTGATGACGGTAACGTCTTTCGCCAGAGGAACAAGGATC